GACTTTGATATTGGGCAAACATGCCAATCTATCATTAATCAAAGACCATTCGGCGAACATGCCTTCTATATTTTTGCTCATAAACGAGAAATAGGACTCGATGAAAGGGAAGATTTATACCTTACCGATCTAAGGCAGTCTCTTGTCGACCTAACATATGTAAGAAAGTATGATAGTTTAAGTGATGTTCCTACTCATAGACTTATATGGCAGCCTAGACTTACCAAGCCACAAGCACAAGAGAACTCTATGCTATTCAAAACCAACCCTGGCTATGACACCATTAGAGTGATTTGGATGATCCCTGACCGCGCAATGTGGGATGCATATACTAAAGGTAAGATGCTTGAAAATGAGACTGTTGTAGAGAGCATACATCTATTTAAGACAGATCCTAGAAAGTTAGAACAGAAAGAAGATGACGATCTACCGGAGGAAGTGATTAAGAAGATCTATGAAGAAATCAAGCAGAAAGCGAAACAACAACCATTTAAAATGATTTAAGCCATCGATTTAGGCGGCTTCTTAAGCTTTACTTTAGATAGAGGTGTAGTCGTAACAGTCGACACATCTCTTATCTTAGCCATAGGATTAAGCTTTCCTGATCCATAGGAATCACCCATTCCACGCTTAGCATTAGATGTGTGCGCTTGCTTTAATCCTTTAGCCTTTTTCATCATCTCTCATAGTCCTTACTCTTCCTTGAGGAAGAACATCAACAAACTGTTTAGGTTTGCTATCATGGCCTACTGGCTGCTTATGACCTACGCCATAATGTGTGCCAGCATTAACAAAAGAGGATGACCTTTCATCATATTGAGGACATCTGTAATCCCAAGGAGATTTCTTGCCATCAACTGGCTTGTCTTCTGGACGTTGCGATTTGATCGCTGTAGGATCTTTAAAACCTGATTTCATATTCCCTCATTAATAAAGCGCATTTGGCTGGGTCCACCTTTTGGATCAATGCGCAATCTCCATCGATGCGATGGGAGTCACCCCATCATTTGCCCAAACTTGTTAGTTTCTGTAGTCTGACTTAGGAGCGTGAGCCTTAGCTTTTCTAATGCCAGCTTCTTGCTGCATACGAATAGCTTCTGTAGTATCTTCATACTTACCTACTGCTCCTGCACCTTCTGCAGACGATTCCATCTTGTGTTTTACACCTTCTGGGAATACTGAACCTTTTGATTTGCCACCAGCCCAAAAGGAATGATCATCTATTCTTTGTCCTGACATCTTGTCTCCTATGAGCCTTCTGGCTCTTTGTCTTTAACTTTAGTTTATACCACTACATCCGTATATATCCAAGAATTTGTTTACATCGGCTGCTCTTCTTGTGGCGCTCCTTCTTCAGCACCTGGCTCTTGCCCTGGAATAGTAGGTAGGCCATTCATTATCTTTGTGACGAACTCAGAGCTAAAAGCCTCATGACGGGTTCTTTCAGTAGCAGCCCTTTCTTCAGCAGCTTCTGCATCTCCCATAGCATCTATCTGACCCATCTTCATCATTGTCTCTACGGCCCCAAGCTTTGCTGTAACATCAACCATCTTCTCTAATGCTTCCATCTTAGCTTTAGTAGCTAGCGCTTTGTTCTTAGATAGCTCAGATTCTCTTTCTTCTTTAAGACCTAGATCTGACTCAAAGCGTCCATATCTCTCTTTAGCTGATGCAATGTTAAGCGCGGCTTTAGATGTCATCTCTTTAAGCTTAGTCTCTTCAAACGCATGCTGGATGTTAGTAGCTTCCTCTTGTACCGCTGCTGCTTGCTGCTCTTGCTGCTGTAGATAAGGAATGATCTCTCCCTTACCAGATATATTCATCTTAGGAATGATCATAGATGGAGGGAATACCTCACGACCGAATACCTGGTTAATATCAAGCATTTGCTGAGCCTGCATATTACCTTGTGTAGGAGTGAGAATCCCTTCCTCTACTACTGTCTTGTACTTGGCAAAGACTTTAGAGTAGAAGTGAGCGCTAGGCTCTTCATTGATAATCAGTCCTACTTTCTCAGCTGTCCAGTTGTTAAGAGATATCTGTAATAGACGCTCTCCAAGGAGTTTAAGAGCAAAGTCCCACTGATCGAAGTACTTTTGGAATGGTAATAGGTTAGCGTCCTGCTTCATGAGTAGAGTGAGGGACGAGATCTGCTTGTCTTGCTGACCACTCCAGTTCTCTATATCAATACCAGATACTTTAAAGACTAGATCTGACATCTGTTGTGCTAGTGCTAGATCAGACTCAGGAACAGCCGAAGGAATGATTTTCTCTACGTCTGTCATCTCATAGCCTTCATTGACTATGACATCCCATCCTTGCCCTGCTTTCTTAAGATTGTCCTCATTAGCTACAGCTCCAACCTTACGTTTCCATCCAGCATTGATAGTTGCGGCTGCAATATCATTGTTTTGAAGGACTTTATGGTTGAATAGGAACTGAGGAGAGCGCATAGCAAACGTTAAAGAGCGAGATCTAAGCTCTGGCTGATTGATATGAGGGTCATAGTTCCAGAAGTTAGGGATAAATGGACACTCAGGGCCATCCCATAGTGGGTTATCCGCATGAAACATCAGCCTATCATTTAAAACGACAGCACATTTCCATACTGGGGAGTCTACTGTTACCTCTTCTAGGTCTGGTATGTACTGTAAAATCTCTTCTGCTTGCCCATCACCGCCGGCAAAGTCAAAGAACTGATGCAGTTTAGGGCTATATAGACGCTTTCTTTTCTTATTTGATCTATACCATGCATAAGTAAGGATAAAGAGCCCCGAGCGATTCATGGTAAAGTTTTCCGGAAGGAAATAGAAGTTACCGAACCGCTGAGGCGAGCTCATCTGAGGGCTTACATTATCCATTTTATCAGGAAAGCGTAGATCTGCTTCTGTTTTGCTTATGTACTCTTGGCATACTACATATTGACAGTCTGACATATCAGGTTGTCTAAAGAATGGATCTACTATAAAAGAGTTATATTCCCATACTTTAAGCTTTAGCTGTCCCTGAGCTGGATCATCCCCAGTAAAGTCAAGATATGGCTGCATGAGGTTAAGTCCAGCTACAGCTGAAAACTCACATGACTTACTAAATTGCTCGTGTATCCCTTCCTTCTGACATACTTCCATGATTAGACGGGTATACTGATCTGTAGTCTGTGGATCTGCTCCATCTGCTGCTTGATATACTATTGACTTACGATGCTGACGTTGCCGACCAGTCACCATATTAATAGGCTGTTGTATCAAGTTGAAGTAGTAGTTCTGTACTGATATGCCAGGATTGAAAGACAGAGATCTATTGATGAAGGATTGGTTACCTGCAACGAATAGAGTGTCTATATTAGCTTGATTCCATCTAGCATCTTCAAAGGGTTTTGACTTAGCTACAACGTTATCTAGCCATGTAATGATGTTGCCTTGAGTAGGCTCAGCGGATGTATTCCAAGGTGTTAATGCAATGCCGATATGAACCCCCAAGTGATTGTAAGATCAAACAATATCTTAAAGATTTTATTATGGCAAGAAAGGGGATTATTCTACACAGAGGAAGAGGAAAATTCCCTTTGTTTTTAGACGCTCTTGAAATTTAGTGATAATAGATTTCCATTCAGCCTGTGATATAAGGTCCATCTTTCTTAAGTTATTTATTTGTTGAGCAATTGTGTAAGCATCATCATCTTCTAAGCGCCTGTCTCTCGTGTTTTCAAGGCTTTCATTTCTCTTATTGTTGATATGCTCTACATATTCTTTAAGATTTTTATGCTCTTTGACCAAATCTTCTAATTCTCTTAAGTGCATCAAAATGTCCTCTGGAACCGATTCTTTAGGTAGTTCTGTTGGTTCTGCGCTTCAAGGTACTCATTATATACTGATACTTTGTGGGTAAATAGGACATAACGGGCGGAATCTGTAGAATTCTTTACTAAATATCCTTCTGCAAAGTACTCATGACAATCCTTAACGTTAAGATTATATACTGTTTCTAAAGTCTCTGTATCTGGTTGCACATTTGCGAGAGCATGATTTGACTTTGCTATATTTATTTGTGATAAATTCAGTATTGCAGCGATAGCAAGTTCTATTCTCATTGTCAAGACCAGCTTTTCTTCTCCATTTTGACTTACAGTTATTCGAACAAAATCTTGTATTTGATCGCTCTTGAGTTTCATATTCGGTATTGCATTCATCACATCTTCTTTTGATAGGATCTTGCTGTCCAAAGCCGCATTTGATTGCATGCTGCTTATGCCATTCTCTTCCTGCTTCTGATTTGTGCCAAACGGTAGCAGCTGCTCTACATTTATCAGTGAAGTTATTTGGTTTAGGATCATCTTTATGGTGCAAGATATGCTGCTGTCTTGTAACGCATTCGAGATTGGATATATCATTGTTATTGGAGTCTTTGTCTTTGTGATGAATATGACATCCTTTGGGAATAGGTCCATATAATGCTTCCCAAATATCTCTATGGAGGTATCTTCCATTGCGAGAGAAGTAATTCCTATCATTGTACCTAGGAGACTCAGGATAGCGTCTGTATCTTCGGTTATTAAATACGATTGTTTCGCACTTACCAAGCTTTCCCATAAATTCTCCGATGTAAACAGAATATCTGATTGTATCAGTCTTTCTATTTCAATCCAACCTCTCAAGGTATAGAATTTATGATCTGGAGTGCATCTTATTTTACGTCCATATAAGTCAAATTCTTTAACGTTTTTTATGTTGCTTCCTGTCCTTTCTATTGGCTTATAACCTTCGCGCGTTAAGACAATATCTCCTGACTCTAAAGATTCTATAGATCTTTGGCCATCTATTGTAGTAATCATCGTTCCAGCACAGAAGCAATGATCGTCTTTCTTCAGTGGCTCATCATATCCCTTCTCAGCGGCTTTAGAGTCCCATACATAGCTCTCCAGCTCTCGTATTAGGTTCTCACACTCCTTACATACAAATACATTGCC